ATAAGTTCGGCAGAGAAGCAATGTTGAAGTTTGCAAGAGATTGTATTCCTATTACAAAAAAAGTTGTGCAAAATATAATTGGTAAAGACAAATTAGTTTGTGAAAGATATGTTGAAAACCAAGAGTTTGGAATGATCAAACCAATAATTGGTAGAATAGACTATGAGTCTAAAACAAAATTTATAGAATTAAAAACTAAGCCACCTAATTTAAGGAAGGTTAAAGGTAAGGAAGAGTGGAACATGATCACTCAAGATTTACCTTCGGAGCCTACGATTGAAAACCTTACTCAGACTTCATTCTACTACATGACAACTAAAAAAATACCTTACTTGGTATATGTTAATGACAAAGATTATATCATCTTTGATCAAAGTCATGAGTTGATGAAGGCAGATCATCTAGAACATCTTTATTCTAAAATGATAGAGAAGATTATGTTGTGGGAAAAAATGATTATGTTTGCAGAAGGTAAGTTAGAAACTTTAGCAATGATGATGGAACCACCAGATCTTAATCACTTTTTTTATTATAAAGATTTAGCAGATGAACAAAAACAACTAATAACCAAACTATGGGGAATCAAATATGAGTAGTGAAACAAATGTATATCAAATGAAGGGAAACAATATGGGTAACATACATAAGAAGTTACACAATGCTTGTAATCATGCAAGTGGTGTAAAGAAAGCAAACAAGGTGTCCGGAATGCCGTTCAATCCCTTGTTACATGATGATGTTCAGAAAGTTGCAATGGCAGCTCTTCTTGAAAATGGTTTATATCCAACTTGCAATTACATTACAGATGTAACAGATAAGTTTGTAGTGGTAACTTGTACTATGAAGATAACTGACATCGATGATCCAAAAAGTTTTATAATTATCGATGGATGTACTGCAATAGGTAAGTTAGATAAATATGGAACGGGTCAAGCAATGTCATACAGTAGAAAGTATGCATTCTTAAATGCATTAAACTTAAAGACCGGTTTAGATTTAGAAGATGGTTACAATGCAAAACCATTTGAACAAAATTCTACAGAGAAATCTGCAGAAGCCGACCCCCAATATACGGATGATCGTATAGAGGTGGAAGATATTAAAAGTGAGATTAAAAAAGCAAACTCTTTAAAAGAATTTAAAGCAGTAGCTTTTAAATATAAAGATCACATTCAATATCTAATTAAAAATAACCCTAGAGTATATCAACAAGTTAAAGATGTTGCAGATACTAGAGAGTTACAACTTAAAAATAATCAATCATAAAGATTGATATAACTAAAAGGATAAATATGGAAAAGATATACATTAACCTAGTCAAGAACGAAAAGTGGAGTGACCCAAAGGATAAAATTCCTATGATGGTTGGTCCAAAAAATATGAAACATCCAGATAAGAACTGGACCATTGGAGTTAACATTGACGGGAAATGGTATAACCAAGCAGGTTTTGTTTCAAAAGATGAAAATGGAAACCCAAAGCCGGGTGAAATGACAATCATCTTAACACCAAGTGGAGCTGCATCACAAAGTAAAAATGACTTTGCAAAAGCAGAAAGTGGTGGTAATAACGAATATACCTTTTAACTTAGGCTAAAGGGTATCAAGCAGGGTGGGGTTTTTTTCCCTTTCTAATCGTTTTCCCCACCTTGCTAAAAAAAGGATTTAATATGGCAGACAATATAAAAGAACCAGAACACTATATAGCAAACAAGATTGAACCTATTGACTTTATAATTAAAAATGATTTTGATTTTTGTGAAGGCAATGTAATTAAATATATTTCTAGATATAAAAGAAAAAATGGTATCGAAGATCTTAAAAAAGCAAGACAGTATATAGATTTTTTGATTAAAAAAGAAGTTGAAAAAAGCAAATAAGTATGACAAAATTTAAAAGAATTATCAATGGAGAATGTCATTTTACAATGACCGAACTCTTTGATGATGTAGAGAAGGCTACCAACCCTCAAAATAGAGGTGAGTTAGTAGAATGTAATATCGATAATTTAAGGATCGATAATACAAAAGTAAAAAAGGAGCATGATGGAACAAATCCGATTGCGTCTGCAGAAGCTAAAGGATCTTCAAGCGAAGAAACACAAGAAGTTCCTGGAAGCAAAACAGAAAGTAAATAAGTATCAACAAGATTCTTATGCTTTACTTTGGAAAATCGAGCAGACAAAAGAACAGTTAATGACAACTAAATAGTTATTAACTTAATAGTTGAAAAAAAGAAAGGAAAACAGTAGGGGATCTATGACCATAAATATAAGTAAACACTATAATAATCACATTAAACATTTAGACCAAAACACTTTTATCTATAAAGTTAAAAAAGCATTTTACCTTCTAACAGACCAGGAAGAAAGATTATATGAGGTAGGGTTTTCAGAAGGATTTTTGTATGCAGCAAAACTTTTGCAGAACCAACCAATAAAAGACTCTAATGATAAAAAAAATATTATTGGAGTCGCATACAAGAATGCAAACCTTGATACAGTTAATAAGATTGTAGAAAAAGTTTGTCAAAAATATCTTGTAAGTAAGAACGATGTATTCAGTAAAGGTAGAACAAGAGATATAGTTAGAACTAGAAGTATTCTTTATAATCTTTTACATGAAGAATATAATATAAGTATATCTTCTATTGGTAGAGTCTTTAATCAAGATCATACAACAGTTATTAATTCATTAAATAATAAACAAAACAAAATAAGATATTGGGGAAAGGAATATTCTATATGGCAAGAGTACGAAGATCTGAAGAAAACAGTATTGGAATCAATTGGAGTTTAAAATATAGAAATAAAATTTCTGAACTAGAACATAAATTAGAAGATACAGAAAAACATAACCGGGAACTAATTAGAAAAGTAAAAAGATATACTAAGCTTTTTTCCGAAATCCAGACTTCATATTCTTGTAAGCCTTTGCAGAAATTGTTGAGTTCTTTTTTGATTTAGAAGTACCGGCTTTTTTTTTCTTATTAATATTGTAATACAAACCCTTCTTAGCAATCTTACCAGATTTAGTTTTGTGATAACCTTTTTTCATTATTTCTTTTTAACCTTCATTCCTTTTTTCTTTGCGTATGCTTTAGCTTTTTTCTTACCAGCTTGGGAATAGCTGAACTTCTTTTTTCCGACCATTGGCATTTTGTTTCTCCTTTTGTTGTTTAAGTTTTAACTCACAATAGTTATCAAAGCAAGAACCTTCTTTACCATCGTGACAAAAATATTCTTTTTTATGTGTAACTATCCAACCACCTTCATCACTCATTAATTGTTTGTTACATTCTTTACAGTAACCACAAATTAATGATTGAACTTTTGGTTTCTTCCAACCTTTTTTTTGCATATTAACACTTCCATCTTCTTCTAGCTTGTCTTATTCTAGAGTTAGGATCATTCCTTGTTTTAGCAGAAGATCTTTTAAGTTGACCAAGAGATCTTGCACAATATGATTTTCTTCTTTTAGCAGCAGCAGATCCTTTTTTAACTTTACCAGTAACTGCAGTTTTTAATTTGGATCCAGGATTGGCTCTTCTATATGCTCGAACACCTTTTGCTGTCATTCCAGCTCCAGACTTTGTTGGTCTGTAGTTTGCGTTCTTACCTTTGGTAGTTTTTCTTATAGCCATAATTATTTACTAGTTAACCTATCCATGTGATTATATATTCTACCAATTTGTTTATCAATACTCATAATTTCTTCAGACAACATTCCTAAATGTACCTGCAGCTCTACTATAGTTATTAATACATAAGTAGATAAACCCAAAAGAATTGTACCAAGTAAAGCAATCAGAGCTGTGTTATGTTGTCGTTTCATTTACTACCACCTATGTAACCACCTATAACCCCAATCAATCCTGTAACTGACATCTTCATTAAGGTTATGACAGATTCATCTACTGGTCTGTTCTCTTCTAGTGCTACCCAATAATCACCTATAATGATAACACCCAAAAGTATTAAGACACCACTTGTTATTAATAGTATGACTATGTCTTTAAAATTTTTAATCATTTTCTTTTTCTCTTTTTTTTTAGCAACTTAACTCTTAGCTGCCATAACCATGAAGTAAATTTAACAGAGTAAGTCTCAAGCAATGAGAAGAATTTATCTATTGCAGAAAAAAAATTATAAATAAATTTATCAATCATCTTCCTTGACCCTTGTATCTTGTCTGTTTCTTTTGTCTCTTAGCACTTTTGTTTTGAGATTTTGTGTGAATCCCTCTTCTCTTCTTAGGTTTCTCTCTAGGTATAAAGTGTGTGAACTTTTGCTTTGCCATAATTATAATCCTGTTTGTTCTTTATGGTTATCACCCATTGTATCACCATCCCAGTTAGAACTTACATGAGTAGGCTCTACACCATTTAACCATTTTTGTATAGATATAAAAGCACCACCATTTTTAGACGCAGTTCCACCATGAGGATCGTTTGGTCTAACTCTTATAGTTTGATAAGCATAAGCTGGCATACCTTCTATTTCTTCTTGTGCTTGTTCGTCAGATATTACTGTCTCTCCACCATGAGTAAACTTCATTCCATATAAAAAACATTCATAGCTATCTACATCTGGATGAGTATGCTCTGGTATAACTGTATTAGGTTGACAAATAAATAATTCTACTTGGAAGTTATCTCTTCTATAGATAACAACACCACTAACTCCTTCTATAAATAATAGTGGATCTCTGAATGGTGTGTATAATCTTTTTATATCCCCAGAGTTTAAGTACCAATCAGCAAAGTAGGATAAATCATCTTCCTTTGGATCAATCATTTTTTCTTTTTATATTTCTTTTTCTTTTTCTTCTTACCTGTTTGCTGTGAAAGAAGTGTAGGTTTCTTTTTACTATATTGTGATACGAACATTGTAGGTGTTTGATTGCTCATTACTTCCTCTTAATTAAATCTGTTGCTTTTAAACCATAGACACTCGCTATTACTCCCACGAAAATAGTCTGGTACCAAAAAGGAAGATCAGAAAAATACTCAAAGAACAATTTCATTTTTTCCATATGAGTTGGATCATCTGACCATACGGAAAATCCTAACATTAAAATTGGCAAACTTAATAATAATAAAATAAACTCGTCTTTCCAATCTGAATTTCTTGATTCTAATAATTTACCTTGATAAGCTTCCTCACCTCGAGCCATCTTTTCTGCATGATGCATCTGTGCATCTGCCATAAGCATTTTAGTTTTCTGCTTGTTCTTATAGATATGACTACCTGCTTGAACAGCTAACTTAATTGCACTTAACCACATTATCTTATATCTCCAATTATTGGTTTATATTTTGTCTTACCATCTTCTTTGAATGCTCTCAAGAATTGTTTTCTAGGAAGTTTAGTAGTTATGCTGCAATGAACCCACCCGGAATTAGGTTGTCCAGACTCATAAAATTCAAGAATCATTTGATCCCATTCATTAATATTATCTTTAATCCAATAAGCAAGATCAGCATTATCAACACCATTAACTTCAAAATCTGCAGCTTCAGCTTTACAATGTTGACTATTGATTGAGCTGCCTATAGCCTGGCAAAGTTCTGGAGATCTAAATCCAGATGTTACAGTTACTGGACCAAACTTATCTCTAACCGGTTGCAAGATAGTCTCGCAAAGAACTTTAAGTCTTTCTATTTGATCTGCGTTAGGTTCATTAGATATACCTTTTCTAATTGCAGTATCTGATTTAGTTAATTCTTTTAATGTAAAGTTTTCTGATAATTTCATTCGTATATTATTTTCACTCCTAATTTCTTTTGTTCTTTGGTTGCTCCTCTAGATATAAATGATCCTTTAAGATTTCTTTTGTATCCATCTGGTGCAGTATAGCTATTAACTTTTCTGTAGTTTTTAGATTTAACATCGTAAGCAATATACTCACCTGTTGTCATAT